GCGTCCGGTGCTGGAAGCTCCATCACTTGGAGCGATGTGGACATTGGCGGGCCTGTCTTGGTGCAGCATTTTGGCGCTGTCGGCGACGGAGTTACGGATGATCGGGCGGCGTTTGTGGCTGCGGATGCGGCGGGCGGCACGGTGTTGGTGCCGGTTCCCCCGGCCAGCTACACGTTTTCAAGTGCTTACACTGCAACCAACGCCAAATTTAAGTTCGATCCGGCGGGCACGTGGGCCGCTCTCACGGGCGGCGGCGATTTTGTGGCCACTCTGGACTTCTTCGAGGGCGACACGAAGGGTGTCGCGGTCGAGAGGTTCCCCGGTCGTGTATTCATTGGATCGGGGGCCGCTTTAACAACCGGCGAACAGGTGCCCGGGGCAAATAAGTCGTGGCTCGGTGCAGAGGCAGGTGGGTTTATGACCTACTTCGAGAGCCGCGCGCAGCTTTCGGTCGCGCAAACGATTGGCGGCTTGGCGATAGCCGCAGGGAGCCGCACCAGCGATAACGTGCGCATTGGGGAAAAGGCCGCTATCGGCGTTGCCGCATACTCTCACAATGACAACACAGATACGGGCAACAAGAAGTCAAGCTGGGCATTCTACGGCCATGCGGTCAATACACAGGACAACCAGTTTACCACGTCCATAGAGTTGGACACTTGCTCCACGACTACCCTGCAAACCGTGTCTCCATATGAAATGGGGGCCACTGGCACCACTGCTGCTGCCTGGATCGGTGTTGGCGGCGAAACTGCCCAAGAGTTGGTTGCTGCGGGTTCTGGCGCTACCTTAACCAATGTCAGTGTCGCCATTGGTATCGTAAATAGTGCCAAGACGGCAGCGAGCAACCGGTTCAACAAAGGTCTCGTTTTTGCCGCTAATGCATTAGAGGGCACAGACGGGGCCGGGACCGGGACCGCGTCGGCGATTGAGTTCGCCCGTGGCCATGAGGCTATTTGGAAAAACGGAAACGGCATAAACAACAGGACCGGCACCATCCGCGGCGAGGGTTCATCGTCGGTCACTCAAACTCGATTAATTTTTGAGAATGCGCAGTTCTCGGTAAAGGGCGTGCAGTCCGATCTGACGACGGAAAACACCTTGTTCACCGTTATCGCGCCTACCGCTGGAGCGGCGGACGTGAATCGTCTGGCCATCAATCCGGGCATATCGGGCTCTGGTCGTGTAACCCTGTCGGCCGCAGGCGTCGATACGGACATCGACTTCCGCGTTTTGCCAAAAGGCGCGGGCCTTCTCCGGTTGGGCTACTCATCGACTGCCGCATCTGTCCCGGGTAGTTTTTCGGCCAATCGGTACATCCCTATCAAGGATGACACCGGCACGACCTACTATATACCGCTGATGGGAAGCACTTGGTGATGATGGAAAGTAAAGAATTTGCAGCATTGGCTCTCCAATTACTTGAGGCAGCTAACATTCCTGGCGCAGCGCTGGAGCAGGCGATTAAGTTCAAGAGAACCGCTGAGGCTATCCAGTTAGGCGCAGCGGAGATACAAGCCGCCGAGATGACCAACGCAAAAGGTGACGACCTTGAGGCAAACGCCGCTCAGCGCAAGACAGGAGAAGTTTAAATGACTACTACAACAGTAACCCTTCCAGCCAAGACCTGGACGCCCGCGGGAACAACCGACATCACTGGCGATCAGTCTTTCATGAATATGGGGAAAGCACCGATCTACGCGATGGGCTCCACCGACGCAACGCCTCCGGCCAGCTTCGCCGGGGCTCACCGCTACCTTTCCGGCCAAGGCGACGATCGCACAATGGATAAGATGTGGCCGGGCGCGGGCTTCGTCCGGCTGTTCTTCTATTCCGCAGTTGATGGCGCAGTTAGCGTGAGCCATGCCTAACTGGTCTGGCGTCCGATCGCCTTTGGCGGGGATTTCCTCGCCATTCGGTCCGCGCCTCATAGCTGGCGGCGGAGGCGGTCCGCCATCCGTGCTGACGGATATCGTAGCGGGCGTCAATGGCGACCCGAACGCCGTTTCTGTTACTATCCCCGCCAACGCACAGTCCGGGGATTTTGTCGTTGTTTCAACTGCGAACCGGAACAACGGCGGCTCTCCTGCGACCGTTGTTCACTCCATGAGCGTCGGAACAAAGGTGGGGCAGATTGCCACACTCAGTAACTACGCCATGGGCGCTTTCTACTACCAAGTGCAGCCGGGCGACATTCCGGGCATAACGACGTTTGACGTCACGTGCAGCGTCCCGTTCAACCCGTTCGCGGTGTCTGTGGGCATCGTTCGCGGAGCGTCCGCGGTGGACGCTGTGGCCGCTCCTGCGGCGGTCGCGGGCTTCGGCGCAACCTGTTCAGCGCCAGCAGTTACAACGACGGTTTCAAATGCTCTTATCCTGTTCGCGGTGGGCCAGTACACATCGAACACATACAGCAGCGCGACGTACACCGAAATCCATGAAGCCACAAACGGCACAGCCGGGCTGGCGCTATTCTCGTTTCTCCAGGCTGCGGCGGGAAGCACCGGCGTGCTGAGCGTTACCGCTAGCGGAACCGCGCTCAGCTACGGCTGGACGATCGCATTTAGGGCGTAACAATGCGGAACCCATTCCACTCATCCATGGCTGGTCCGCGCTCTCCCTTCGGCAATCGGCCTGTGACTGGTGGAGGGGGCGGAGGCCAAACGCTTTATAATGGCGAGCCTGTCTTGGGCGGGGCGATCCTTCCCGCGGGGACTACCGGCAATCACAACGACGTTCCTGTGATTGGTGTGCGGAACGTCAACACGTGGCCCCCAGGGCCGGGCGTGAAGGGCGTCGCTGTTCAGTCCGGAGGCGATCCGTTGCCCGCCTACGAATTAGGCATGAACTTCAACCATTGGCCGCACCAAGGGAATAATCCCGGATATCACATCGACAATATACTGCGCCAAGCGCAAGTCGTTCGCGGCGTCAACGGTGGAACGGTGGATGGAAACGGCTGGCCGGATACTACGCCGGGCAGCGGCTATATTCTAATTGACAGCCTTCGTTGGCCGGATATGTCCACCGGGCCTTATTCCGGAAAATTCTACTTTATCACGGATGGCGCTTTTACCATAGACGTTATTCAGGTTGACATCGGCGGCGGGTGGATCAATAGGACATACGCAAGCAACGTAGTTCTGGATGGCCGCACGACAAAGACGCAATATGAAATAACGATCCCGCCGCTGGCTTCCTCCGGCTATATCCGCGTCCACATAAAGAGCTTAGTGGACAAGGGCACCGAGATTGCTTTGGTGAATGAGCGCTACCTTGCCGACTATGTTGCCAGTAACGGAACGGCGCATTTGAACCGCGATCTGGTCGAGGGCTTCTATTACCCGCTAGCTATCGACAACCGCCCGGTCTGGTGGCGTCCGATGAAGGGGACGAAGGCCAACCGCGATCACAGCACCTTCCCCGCGAACGCCTGGAGCACACAGAACCTTTCCTGGCACGAGAGCTTCACTGATCCATTCGATATACTGAACAACCGCTGGCGCATACCGCTGCCGCAAGGCCAAAACTTCCCGACAGTAACCGTTGGTGAGACGATCACGCAGGCCAGCAGCGGCGCGTCGGCCACGGTGGAGGAATTGAACCAAGGCGCCGGCTACATAAATATTGACGACGTGGTGGGAACTTTCGACGGGACCGGCGAAATCATCGCCAGCACGTCCGGCTCCATCGGCTCTCCTGCCGGCACGCCTTATCTCTACGTGCCGACCGAACACGCTATGCCTTATGAGGCAATTATCGACGCGGCGGCGTACTGGAACTTGCGCCCGTGGATCAACCTGCACCCGAATATCTCGCTGGCGGCGTTCGATGCATTCTGCGCGCACGCGAAAGCGGCGTTGGACGCGGGCGACATTGAAGAAATGGCGATCGCGCTGGGCAACGAAATCTTTTTTGAAAGCGGGCAGAACAGCGCCGATTGGTTCATAGACCAAGGCGTTGCTAAATGGGGCACCGGAACCATTTACGGCACTTCTTCCAACATCGGGCGCGTCTGGAAAGCGCGCCAGGACATGATCCTTTACGACCGGATGCGCACAAACTTCGGCGGGGATATGTCGAAGGTGATCTGGGTCGCGGAGGAGCAGCCCGGCTATGTGCCCAGCCTCCAGGCCTATATCCAGGTTGAGCCTTGGGTGGATAGCGCGCCGGACGATCTGGAGGATGCCCTGCTGGCCGAATGGCTGAACCCAGCCACAAACCCGATCAAGTGCTGGTCTTTCGGCACCTACTACGGTGACGCCAATCCATCGCTCCCCGTTTCCGACTGGACGGACGTTGTTCAGGTTGAGGCGAGCGTGCGCCAGAGTCTGGAAGAATACGTGGCGCGGATCAACACGAGCGTCAGCTACGCGCGGGCGGTGTTCCAGCCGTACAAGGCGGAGCCGTTGATGTTCCACGCCTACGAAGGCGGGCTTTCAGTCTACAACCATCCAGAAATGGACCAGTATGCGCCATGGACGCGGCAACTTACTATCGACGCCAACGAAGCCTTCCGCGCGATCGGCGTCACCGGCACGCTGGCCTATGCTGATATCAGCTTCCCGGCTGGATCGAACGGGGCATGGAACCACGGCCTGACGCTCCTTGGCGGCTTGGACGATAATCCGCGCGGTCTGGGGCTCCAGGACTTGCAGGCGATCAACGCGGCACGTTTGGTCGATGCGACGGGGCAATACAATGGTGACGCGATCCGCGGCATGGTGTTGATTTCCGATCCTGCCGTTACAACATATAACGGTCTGCCGGTGGAAGAAGTTAACTTCCTTTCCGGCGTGCCGGGCGCGGGCGGGAACGCCTCCTACATCATGCACGCCACCTACCTAATCAACGAAACGGATACATTGGCGGCGCTGCCTATTCATGAGCCGGGCGACGTGCTGGTGTTCTTCGCGGGCATCGATCAGGCGACCAACGGCGCGGGCACTTGGTTCGGGGAAGACGATCAGGACACTAGCTGGAACGCGGTGGGACCGATCCAATCGACTTCCGGCCAGTACGCCACGGAGGGCTTCCTGTGGTGGAAGGTGGCCGGGGCCAATGAGCCGTCGCCTACCCTACACCTGGACGCCTCACCGCCAGTGTTCAGCCACGGCCAGGGCATCCTGGTTGTCCTGAAGAACGTCGATCAGCGGGACGGCACGCCGGGCCTCAGCGGCACGCTCCAGAATGACGGGAACCCCTGGACGGGCATCGCTGGAACGGATACAACGGACGAAAGTGTTGTCCTGCTCTTCTCCGCGGATCGCCAGCCCAATCAGGCATGGACACCGACGCCCGCGATGGACGGGGAAGTCGCTGCGGGCAGCGTTTCCCTTGGGCCGCTTTCGTCGGCATATTTCGGCTATTATTACCCGGACACGACGGGGCCAACTGGCGATTTCACCGTGTCGTGGTTCAGGCCGTGCTACCGCCCAATAGCCATCGTCGTATCGTTTAGCAAGGCGTAGGAGGCGCAGATGAATAAACGGAAATTGGCCGCGCAAACACTACTGGCCGCGATCGTCCTGGCCGCGATCGCTAAGGCGGCTGGCTACGACATCGGTCTGGAATATGCCCTTAACTTCCTGATGGAGACTGAACAATGAAGCGCTTGGTTATTCTTGCGATTGCTGGCCTGCTTGGCGCGTGCCAGAGTGTGGACACGGACGACATCGGCGCAGACGTTACTGGGGAGCGGCTTTCCAACCCAGCCGGACAGAACACGTTCAGCGTCACATTCGACCCGAACAATCCCGGCGTCCCGCTCCAGGCGATGGCCGCCAGCGGAAAGGACGACGACGATGTTGACCTCAAGATTGAATATAGCTCCCCGGACGGCGGGCGCGTCGTCTGGCATTATCAGGTGGCGAAGTCTTCCGGATCGAAGCAGGCGGAGGCGTTGCTGATCGCCGCGCAAGCCATTGCTGCGATCGAAGCGGAAACGGCGCAGTCCCTGGGGCCGGGCGCGTTCGCCACGCTCCTGGAGGCAATCCAAGCCGCGCTCGCGCAGCAGTAACAACGCGCAACCGAAAGCAAAACACAAAATGAAGGCGGGTGAGAGTGTTAGAAAACATAACCGATCTGGTCCTTTCGCGACTAGCCCAGGAGTCCACCGCGTGCATTTTTCTATCCCTCTGTTTTGGCGCCGCATGCTTCGTGGCGTATATGGCACAACGAAGGGCGAACAGATTGGACGATCTACTGTTCAGTCTGTCCGTCAGCGTGATCCAAGACTTGCAGTCGGATTACCGGCGGCAATCGGAAAGCTTGGAGAAGCACATCGCTTTAGTCCGAGCCACGCGAAGCAACTTGCATCCGCCTGCGAACAACTTGTCGAGGAACGAAAGAGAGCCGCCGACAAGTTGAACGAATTGGATCACGAGCTAACGCTTTTCGAGAACGGCGCTGCCCCCAATCATGCGCGGTAAGGAGGCAGCGCCGCAGGACCGCCAGCGGGGAAGTGGGCCATCGATCCGCTGGCGGTCCGTCATCCCGCCCCCATTCCTTTGCTCGCGGTCAGGGCGCGGGCGCTTTAGCGCTTGCGGCTTGCTTGGTGGACAAAGGCGAGTTGCAGCATCACCCACCCTCCACCGCCTCTAACGCTGCCAGCAACTCGGCAACGCAGCCAAAATTTGACCACGGCACCCGTTCGCCCTCATACTCGCAGGTCACGTCATTCACGGCGAAATCACACTCCCAAACGCCGCGGGAGTTTTTGATGATGATGGCAGTTGCGGAAGCCGCTGCAGCGACCGCCTCCAGCGCCTTGATCCGCGCGCCGTCCGCGCAGAGTTGCGCGGCGATCTTCGTGCGGTCATCCATGATCTTCCTCCATCCCCGCCGCCCGGCGGAGTTCTGCGATGCGGGCAAGTTCCATTTTTGCCTTCGCTGAAACGCCGGGGAGACCAGCGCCCCACCCATAAAAATGCCGATCTTCTTGCGCGCGAACAGCCGCGGCCAGAACCAACGTCAACAGTTCGCGCGGGACGGTTACAGCATCATCGCTCATCGCTTCCACTCCTTTTTGCTAACGGGCATCTTGAAGGCGGGCCACGCGCCCCAAGCCTTCACATTCGGCTCCGGCTCTCCAAGGCCATAATGCTCTTTCACGGCGATCGCGACGCGCGCGAACAGGCACCAGAGAAGGAGCGAAACGCCCAGGGAGAATGCAACCACGCAGACATACGCGAGAAATTCGCACAAACCGCATCCGTTCATTTGTATGGTTCTCCGTTCTTGATGGCCTGGTATTTCGCGATCGATCCGCGGCCCAAGCCGGAAGTCCGATGGATCGATATTGGCATGAAGGAAGACTTCAGCGCGAGCGTCCGGGCAATCTGCATCGTGCTGGCTCGCCAATTCTTAGGACGCACAATCCCCTTCTTGCCGTAAAGAACGTGCGCCAATTCCTCCACATCGACTTCACGCGGGCTTTCCCGCAGAAGATGCTCATAGAGCGACCGCTCTGAGGCGGAAAGCGAAACAGTCTTTCTCATTCTCCAATCTCCCTCAAGGTTGCTTTCAGATCGCTCCGGATCAGATCGCTCAAATTCTTCTTCCTCCGGTGATTGGCCAGGATGCTTGAGTCATTCGAGCCCTTCGCCACCAGATCGGTAAACAGCGCGCGCCCGGTCATCCCGCGGCGATTGATGCGCCCTTCGCTCTGCCACCGTTCAACGGCATTGTTTGAGTTGCTGTAATAGAGCGCGCGGCGGCATACGTCCTGCAGCCCGTCCAGCCCTGTCCCGGCAGTCTGCTGGTTGGCGACAAGCCAATCAACCTTCCGCTCGATGAAGGCGTTCTTCTGATTTTCGCGATCCTTTGTGCGCCCGATGTATTGCGCGAAAGGAATTCCCGCGCCTTCGAACGCCTTCATTATCAAGTCCTGATCCGGCTTCCAACGGGCCCAAATGATCGCGGGCGGCTGGATCGCCTCCATCCACGATCTTAGGGCGGCGATCCGCGGATTTTTCTCAATCGGCACGACCAGCGAGTAAGAGCCGTCCGCGTCTTCGTTCATCACATAGCCACGCGCCACCTGATTGATCCGATTGATGACGTGGGCTATCTCCTGGACGTTCCGAAGCTCGCCATCTTCGATCCTCTGCTCAAGATCGTCCCGCATATCTCGCATAAGCTCTTTTTGCTCAGGGAGCAGATCGAAATGCCAGCGGTCATATTCCGGAGGGAGATATCCCAGATCAGTCATCTTGACGCTGAAGATATATGGGTCAACCCGGCGCTTGTATTCCTCCACGTTCTTCTGCCCGACGACTTGCTTGCCTTCCCAGCCGCCCATTATGCAGAATTCCGCGCGGAACGTCGTCACGTAGCGAATGCCGATGATCCTTTCATCGAGCCACTTCAGCTGGGCCCATTCGTCCACAAGATCGGTCGCGATCGGCGTTCCGGTCAGGATCATCCGCGGCTGGTCCGGAATAAATCGCTTGGCGGCTTCCAGCGCCTTGTGGCGGGCGGAATTCGGATTTTTGATCTCATGGCTTTCGTCAACTATGATCGCCACCTTCCGAGAATGGGCCTTGATAAAGGCCATGGCGGCGTCTCGCGCGGCCTTGTTCTTGAAAGAGTCAAAGCTGATGGAGAACCACTTCAACGCTCCGCCCGGAACGCACAGCCGCTCATAATCCACTTTTTTTGCAGGCCAGTGCGCGCCGAACCAATCGCACCCGCAGTGCTCCGGAAGGGCGTCTTCGATCCACTGTTCATGAACGCCCTTCTTCGTTACGACGATAACGCCCGTGATCTTCCCGCGCGCCCAGTGCTCTCCGCACTTATCGATCGCCAACTTGGTCTTCCCGGTGCCCGCCTCCATGAACAGGCCGAAATGGTCCTTCCCAGCCATCTTCAAGAGAGCCGCGGCCTGATGCGGGTCCGCCTTCGTCTTCGGCTTGTAGGCGGTCTCCCCGATGTCGAATTCATCCGCGATCGACGTGGCCGCGTTCGGATCGTCAATGTCCAAAGCGCCGAATGTTTCCCGGATGACATTCAGATTGTGGTCTGTGGCCGGAATAGACAGCCAGCCTGTGGATAGCCAGCGGCGCTGGCCCTCTATACGCGGGAGAGCGGAGATGGCCACGGGTGTGGCGCGCGTGTGGACTATGGCCCTATCGCCTTGAATGGTTACCTTCATGTGTTCCTCCTGGTAGGCTCGAAGATCGGAAAATTCGCTAATTTCGGCTTCTCTTATATCTTTTCTTCCTTCCTTCCTTCTATGGCCAGAATAAGAAAGAGGGATAAAAGAGAGCCGGAGAGCCGAAAACCCAAAATTTTCCGATCTTCGAGCCTCCGGCCAGAGGGACTTTGCCGTGGCCGGAGGGAAAGGTGCCGTTATCTTTGGTGTTGTTGCTTGCGCCTGATCTGGAAATCGTACTTGTATGGCGTCTTGCCATATTTGGTGTAGGGCGCGGGCTTGTTGCCGCGGCGGGCGGAGCGCCCGGACTTCGGAGGATTTTTCATTTGGCTGGTCCTTTACCGGATACGCTTGAAAAGAGTGCGCCCGACAATCTTGCCGAGAACACGACGGGTGACGCGGCGGCGCACAGCGCCTTCCCGCGGAGACCTTAGCGCTTGAATGTCGCCAAGGAATTTGAGCAGCTTGTAAAAGAAGCCGCGAAGGCTGTTCAGTGTCATTCTTCCTCCACCGCGCGCTGAGCGTCCGCGGCTGTCTCATACTTGGTGTAGGCGACGGCACAGTGTTTGTCGCAATAAGGCTTCCCTTCCACAACTTCTTCGCCGCAGAAATGGAAGTCCGGGCTGGTCGGATCGCCATGCGGCCACTGGCAGGAGCGCACGACCAGCGGCGCAACATAGTGCGGAGGCTTCCAAGCCTTCTTTCGAGGGACGTCTGCCTTCCTGGGGAGATGCCCTTTGCCTTTGATGGCGTTCCGCCTCGGCAGGTTCATTCGGTAAGCCTGGCCGACGATCTGATTGTTGTTCCGATCCAGCGCGCAAATGATTGCGGCGATCGGCTCATCGGCATTCCACATCTGCCGCAGCGTTTCTTTCTCTTGGTCCGTCCACCGGGTGTTCATTGCAGCACTCCCTTCAATAATCGCGCATGATGCGCATATTCCGCCAGCGGCGATACGAAATCACCGCATTGCGACCGATGTTCCAGGCCAGCGCGCCCAGCCACCAAGCCGCCGCTACGACAGCAGACCAAGCGACGCCATACGTGATGAGGTCAATCGTTTCTGGGCTCATCGCCTTTCCCTTCCGGAGCGGGAGCCGTAGCTCCCGCGTTTGGTGTTATTCCGCCAGTTCGAGCAGCTTCCGCTCAACGTCCAGCTTCCGGACGGCGTTTTGCCCCATCCAGGAATTATACATGCGGGACGCTTGCCCGCGGCCATGGACGTGATCCGCCCAGTGCGCGACGCCATTCAGGACGCCCCAGCCAGTGCCCGCAATTTCCGCCGCGCCCGGCGCGCTCTCGATGGAGTCAATAATCTCTTGGAGCGTCTTCGGCATGCTCTCCGGCACCTTGAGCGACGCCATCAAGTCATCGTCCTTCAGCGCCTGCGGAACGAAGACTGGAGCCAGCACCTTTTCGATCGCGTCATCAAGCGAAAGCTGGAGCTTGGAGAGAATTTTCGCGTTCTTCTCCGCGATCGCCAGCTGCTCATGCGCGTCTCCGATCGCCTCCTTGGCGGCGTCCACGTCGAAGGCGCTGGTGTGGGCCTGGCGGTAGTGGACCGTCCCGGTGCGGTTGGCCAATGCCATCGTGTTGGCGCAGACGACACGGACCGTCGTGGCGCGGACGGTGATTGCCTTTCCGACTTCGTGCGGCGAAGTGATCAGGAGATAGCCTTTGACGCGATCGCCTTTGCCGACTTCAAATTCATGGTTGAGCCGCGCCAGCCCCCAAACGACGCGCCCGCCACGAAGCGCGCCAGCCGTCTCCAGCGTGGCGGCACCGGCTTCCACGTAGTTCCGCATGAATTCGAGCGTTTCGCGGTTCTGGAGCGGCTTCCAGCTTTTTCCAGTCACGGTCAGCACCTTGCGATCGGTTGAGCGCACCAGAGCATAACGGCCAGGAACCTTGATGCTTTCTTCGCCTTCCGGCTCGCTGGCGGTCAGCGGCCACAGATTGACTTCCCAATCCAGACCAGCCGCCTTCAGCATTTCGTCTGGCGTGACGCTTTGGTCAACGCGCGCGCCCAGGCCGTGCCACGGAACTTCATTCGCATAGGCCATCGTTTCAACTTGGTGTGCCATTTTTAAATCCTTCTAGGTTGGCTCATCAGCGGCCGGGAACCGCCCGCCCAGACGCGGGCAAGCACCCGCGTTTCGCCTTTAGAATGCTTCCGGATCGGTGATCAACTTCTTGACTTCGATCACCCGCCCGGCTTTCACGTCTTCCTGCAGCGTCCGGACGCGCCCGCCTTTCTCCACGAAGCCTTCGAAGGTAATCCCTGCGTTGTCGCGGACTAGCTCGAAAGCGGCGTGCGACAGCGTGTTTTCGCGGTAGGGGTTGGTTGCGCCAGCCGCCAGCTGGAACGCCTTCCCGGCGAGCGAACCGCGGCGCTTGCCGCCTTTCGCTTTAGGGACTGCCGCCTTGTCGCTGTGAGCGTATTCGCCCAAGGCTTCTTGTCCGCGCTGAAGCAGTTTTTCTTCTTCTGCCTCATTGTATTCTTCCTCAATGCCGCAGTCCGGATCAGCGGCCAGGCCCAGCGCGTTCAGCGCCAGATCGTAGCTGCCCGCGTTCAGGATTTTCTCCGCGGCGAAGAAGTCCAGGCCGAACTGCGCGGCCATGGTCTTGTTGAAGCGCCGGATGGCGGCTTCTTTCGTTGAGGCGCGCTTCGGCTCAGCGCCTTCGGCTTTCGCGATGAGCTTCATAATCTGGCTGGAAGTAAGGATGGTCATTGGTGTGGTTCCTTTTTAGGAGGGAGGTAAGGGGAGGCAGCGCCTCCCCGGTTAGCAAAGAACAAAGTCCTTTGCGGTCAACTGGTGGCCGTACCACCGCACACGCTCGCCATCGGCCCATAGGTCCGACAGTCGGCACCACTCAGCGCGCCCTTCGCTATCGAAGCGGAAGCAGCGCTCAGCGCCAGAGCGATCCGAATGGTCACCCGGCAAATCTTCAATCCAAACGCCACCGGCGATGGTCGCGAAAGAGAGAACTTTAGAAGCCATTTTGGCCTCCCTTGCCTTGCCTTCTCCGCTTCCCAGTGTGGGACGCTGCCGAGAGGCAGGCTTGACATTTTGGTATCTCATCAGGCATGGGGTACCATCCCCAGCGACGGACTTGCGTCCGTTTCGTTTGACCTGCCGGAAACCAGGGTGTCGGCATCTTTTCGTCGGGGGGTCTTCTGCTTTCGCTCCCGTCGTCCGATCCTACCGGCCAGGTGGACCGTTATGCTTGGGCGGTCCGTCCCGTGCGAGGCGTTTCGTCGTCCTCACAATCTCTTTGTGCCTGAAGCGGCAGAAAAAGAAAACACTTTTTTTCACACTTTTTGAATTTTTTTTAATCTAATGAAAACAATAGGTTAACAGGCTCGCTTTTCGCGTGCCTTCGAAAAAGCCTGAAAAATGTTTTCACCGGAAAGTTTTTCATTCATAGGTAGGGTGCTGGGCTACGCCAGCTGAACACAGTAGTGAAAGGAAAGCCAGAAATGGCCAAAGCACCCGTAAAGGCGGAAGCCGGAACTGATTTGGTTGCCGGCTCCGGTTTTGAAGAGTTCGCGGGAGCGGGCATGGAGAATGTCGGCTCGAAAGACCTTCTTGTCCCGCGCCTCACGATCCTCCAGGCTCTCTCCCCTCAGCTGAAAAAGACCGCGGCGGAATATGTTCCCGGCGCGGAAATCGGCGACATTTGCGACGTGGCCACCGGGGAAGTGTTCCCGGACGGAGTGTGGTTCCTGCCGGTTTACTATCGGAAGGACTTCCTGGAATGGGCTCCCCGATCTTCCGGCAAAGGCCTGATCGCCATTCACGACGAAAAGATCATGGACCAGACGACGCCTGACGACAAAGGCAGGCCGCTTCTGCCCAATGGCAACTACATCGCGGAAACAGCGCAGTTCTTCGGCCTCAACCTTTCGGCTGGCCGTCGTCTTTCGTTCATCGCGATGACCGGAACGCAGCTGAAGAAGTCCCGGCGCTGGAACCTGCTCGCGACCGGGGAGAAGCTGAAGCTATCGGACAACACTGAGTTCACCGCTCCCTTCTTCTATCGCACCTACAACCTGACCACAGCGGAGGAAAGCAACAACCAAGGCGACTGGTCAGGGTGGAAGATCGAACGCGGAATGGCGCTGCCGGAAATCCCGGCGGATTTCGCTGACTGGCGGACGATCAAGGATGAGGCAGTACGCTTCATGCAATCGATCATCGATGGCGAGGCGCGCGCCGATACTTCGTCGATGGAAGGCGCAGCAGCCAGCGACGAAGGCGCGATGTGATGAGCGACGAATTCTACATGAAGGGGGAGCCGATGGCTCCCCCGGACCGCTTCAAGGCGATGCAGGACGCCGCCGATGAGCTGGTCAAGCTGGACTTGGTGATCCAAACGATGGAGGAAGACCTGGCCGCTGCCAAGTCCCTTCGCCACCGGATAGCGACCATCACGCTGCCGGAGAAGATGGCGGAGCTTCAGATCACAGAAGTGACGATCGGCAATCGAACCGTCGAGCTCAACGACTTGGTGGCCGGATCGCTTCCGAAAGACCAAGGCAAGCGCAAGCTCGCGCTCGATTACTTGGAGACGATCGAAGGCGGCGGCATCGTGAAAACAAAGCTGTCCGTCGATTTCCCCAAGCACCAACGGGAAGACGCGCGCAAGATCGCGGCTTGGCTCAAGGAGCAGGGCGTTGTCCCGGACGTAAAGGAAGACGTTCACGCGCAGACGCTGATGAGCTTCGTTCGGAACAAGCTCAAGAACGGCGATCCCATCGAGCCTGAGCGGCTGGGCGTCTTCGTCGGAAAGATCGTGAAGATCAAGGAGGCGAAGGAATGACCATCATTGTTGGCGCGGGGATGGCCGGTTTGCTGGCGGGCGCGATGCTCCGTAGGGAGTGCGGCGCTATCTTTGAGGCGCAGCCGGAAATCCCCAATAACCATTCGGCAGTTCTCCGCTTCCGATCGTCGATTGTCGGCGACACGCTCGGCATCCCCTTCCGGAAGGTGACCGCGATGAAGGCGGTTCAGCCGTGGCGCAACCCGATCGCGGACGCCTTGTCCTATTCCCTAAAGACGAATGGGACAGCAACCGTGCGCTCAATCACTTCAGCGCACGGCTTGGCGGTTGACAGATATATCGCGCCGCCCGATCTTATCCCGCGGATGGCGGAGATGGTTGAAGGCCACATCATGGTTGGCCAAACATTTGATAATTGGCCGGGCTCGCGCTTAGGCGACCTTCCGGTCATATCCACGATCCCGATGGACGCACTGATGAAGAAGCTAGGTTGGTCGCATCGGGATAAGGCTGTCTTCCGCTCCGTTCCGGGCGTCAATGTCTCATGCGAACTTTCGGACGTGGACGCTTACTGCTCGCTGTATGTCCCCAACCCAATCAAGCGAGCGTCCCGCATATCGCTCACCGGAAATCTGTTGACGGTCGAGTGCTATGGAAATGCGCCCGTGAAAGCGGATCAGGTGGTTGGTTCCGCCATGGACCTTCTTGGCCTTCCCTTGGACCTTCTGACCGGAGAAGCGCGGGAGAGCGAACAGAAGTATGCGAAAATTCTCCCGATTGACGAAGACGTTCGCCGCGCCTTCATTCTATGGGCCTCGCAGGAGCACAATATTTACTCGCTTGGGCGCTTCGCAACGTGGCGTCCTGGGCTTCTTCTCGATGACGTCGTCAACGACGTTCGCGTGATCCAGAAACTGATCGCGAATGGCTCTGCCTTCTACGATCACAGCAAGAAAGTCTGAACCAGATGAAAGTGCAACTGATCGACTACACCGGCGCGGGAGCGTTCGATCCCGCCCGGCACGCTGCCAACGTCCTGGTGTTCACGAAGCAGACGCGGCTGGAGATGCGGCCTGGGCTGCTGGACGAAATCGCCGCTTGGCCTTGGGCGAAGGTTGAAGAAGAGCTCCGCTACATGGCGCGCACCATCCCAAGCTCCTGGGAGTTCGTCGGCTACACCTTCCTGATCAACGGCGTATCCCGCGCTTTCACTCACCAATTCGTTCGCACGCGCGTTGGCTCTTACGCCCAGCAAACGATGCGCGTTCTGAACGTCAATGGCTGGACCTATCACACAGGGCCGTCAATCGAAAATGACTGGAGCATCGACCTTGACACCGGGCGTGAAGAGCCGGGAGAAAAGGCAGCGATCTATGCGCGAACGATGGACGACATCGCCGCGGCATACAACAGCCTGATCAAAGCCGGAGCGGCAATCGAAGACGCCCGCGGCGTTCTGCCGACGAACATCCACACCAACATCGTGGCCCACTTCAACCTTCGGACGCTGGCAGAAACGGCTCGCAAGCGCGCTTCCTCCCGGACACAGGGGGAATACCGCGATGTGGCCAATGCCATGCTTGAATGTGTCCGGGAAGTCCACCCATGGACCACGATGTTTCTGGACAGGGATTTCGACAAGGCGGCAGGCGACCTTGAAGCTGCCATCATCAAGGCTTCGGAAGAAGGCGCGATCAGCCAAGACGAACGCACCCGGCTGGTAAAGCTGGTCGATGAGTTGAGGGCATTCTCATGAGCGCAATGCGAAAGACGATTGTGGTGGACCTTGATGGAACGCTTTCCGACGCCCGTTACCGTGTCCACCTGGCCCAAATCGGACAGTGGCACGATTTTCACGTGATGGGCGCGGATGATCCCGTACACGAAGACGTGGCTGAGCTCATCGCTGCCATCGTGCCGATCGATTACCGGGTGATCATCCTGACCGGGCGGAATGAAGCCTACAGAGGGCTCACGGAGAAGTGGCTGCGCGAGCACGCCCTGTCCGGCTACATCGATGCGCTCCTGATGCGTCCAGACTGGGATTACACGCCGGATCGCGACCTGAAACCGCGCCTTCTTTCTGAATGGCACGCCGCTCAGCAGCGGCATCTGGGCCACGAAGAAGTGGACGTGAAAAGCGCCGTCGCCTTCATCCTGGAGGATCGCGACGGAATGGTTGAGCGCTGGCGGGAGCTTGGCTTTAACTGCTGGCAAGTCCGGCACGGAGGATACTGAGATGAAGCACGCTATCGTTACTGGACACACGTCCGGCTTGGGCCAGAGGATTTACCAAAGGCTGGTCGATGACGGATGGTCCGTTGAAGGATGGTCGCTGGAAACCGGCGTGAACTTGGCGAGTGAGGTCAATGTCTGGTCTGCGACAGAAAACTGCCAGCTGGGCGTCGATGTCGTCGTGAACTGCGCGGGCGTCAACTACATCGACTGGCTGGAAGAAATCCCGATTAACGAATGGGACCGGCTGATGAACGTCAACGCCCGCGCGCCATGGCTGGTGGTCAGGGAGCTCATTAACGCCAGCCGCATGAAGCGTCCGGCCACCGTCGCCAATATCGTCTCGAACGCCAGCCACATGCCGATGACGCATAGCGCCGCCTACAACGCCAGCAAGGGCGCGGCCCATATCCTGACGCTGCAGATGGCGCGCGAGCTCAAGAAGACGCACGACATCACTGTTTTCGGCATATCCCCGAATAAGCTGCGCGGCACCGGCATGTCCAACTATATCGAAGGCCGCGTTTGCGAGCTTCGCGGCTGGACGCCGGAGGAAGCGGCGCAATACCAACTGAACGCCCTTCCCGCGGGAGAGGAAACGGACCCGGACGCGGTGGCAGAATTCCTTGCCTTTCTTCTTTCAACACCCGAGCGCCACAAGTACCTGGCCGGGTGCATTCTTCCTTATGGAGCATGAAGCACATGAAAATGGATCAGATTGCATTTTACGCGCACGACGAAGCGCAGGCCTACGATGTGATGGTTGAGCTAGGATTGGCGGGCGCGAAGTGGGTTGAAGACGAAGTCACCGGCGCGGTCTGGGTTGACGGCGGGAAGCGGATGGAGTCAAAGGCCCATCTCCGCTTCAACTACGATCTCGGCATTGAGCTCGAAATCCTCACCTACCTGCAAGGGCCGCACTGGCTGATGACGAAGCCGGATTTCAAGACCGGTCTGCCGTTCCTCTCCCACATCGGCATTCACATGGAAAAGAACGAAACGCCCGCCCATTGGAAGCACGCCGATAGCCGGATGAGCTTGCGCCAGGTGATGTCAACCCTCTCCCACACCAACTCCTACTTGGTTGAGAACGGGCGGACATATCACTATGAAATCTATGACCTGTTCGGCGGCCAGTCGATCAAGTTCATCTGGCGTCGGGAGCGGGAGGCGAGCAATGGCTGATGTCGCATGGCGGCTGGAAAAAGCCGCGGCCATCTTTCGGGATCGCAACCCGACGTATGGCGAGAACTGGCGCAAGGTTGGGCCGGTGATGACCGCTCTGTTTCCGGAGGGCGTTTCCCTCCGGAGCGAGATGGATCATGCCCGGTTCCACATTCTGATGCTGATCGTCGTCAAGCTCACCCGATACGCCAACGCGTGGGAGAAGGGCGGCCACGCAGACAGTCTGGACGATCTGGCGGTGTATGCTGCTATGCTCGCGGAAATCGACGTTGAGGCGAGCCAAAAGGCAAAGATCAATGAATTGTGGCACCAGACGTTTGGAGACAAGGATGAGTGACCGGCTCGCAATCGTCTTCGACACGGAAACGACAGGCCTGGTCAAGAATTCGGCCAGGCCGCTCGAAAAGCAGCCGCACGTCATCGAGTTCTGCGGCCTGCTGGTCAAGGATGATGGATCGATCGTCGGCGAGCTCGAATTCCTGTGCAAGCCGCCTGTCCCGATCACGGAGGAAATCACCAAGATCACAGGCATAAAGCCGGAAGATGTGGAAGGAAAGCCGCCCTTCTCCGAATACGTGGAGCGGATCAACGACATTTTCGGCGTGGCTTCCGTCGTCGTGGCCCATAACCTGTCCTTCGATCTGGACATGATGCGCAATGAGTTCCGACGTGCCAACGCGGAATTTAGCGAACCGCCGGAAGGCATCTGCACGGTGGAGGCGACGGAATGGCTCAAAGGCTATCGCCTCAACCTTAGCGCGCTCCATGAACACCTTTTCGGCACTCCGTTTTCTGGCGCTCATCGGGCGCGGACGGACACTGAAGCCCTGACCCGCTGCTGGGCCGAACTTAACCAGAGAGGAATCATCTGATGAACAATATCACGCCTTACAAGAGCCCCTTCCCTTCGTATGTGGAGGGGAAGGGAAAGACATGGGTGATGGCCCATATTGCGCGGAGCGGTTGCGATTACTTCCTCTGCATCGTTGATGGGGGCAGCCTCTCCTTCGTTAGCGACAGGACATCCCTTGACCCGCAGCCGCCGCTGCCGGAAGCCTGGGAGGATGAACAGGCCGTCCGGATCGAAGCCCAGGCGCAGAAGATCGCAACCCTGGAAGCGACGATCGAAGGAATGAAGGCGGCCAACGGCCTGCGGCGCTGCACAGCGCTCAAGGAGCGGATCGAAAAGCACCGGCTCATGGTCGAAGTGGCGAACGCCCGGAAGGAGCTTGACGAAATCAAGCTGTGGTTCGCGCAGGCCCATACCCAGGGCCACGACGTTCCCGAAAGCGTCACGCTTCGCGCGCTGGACGAATGGAAAAAGACCATCTAACGGAGGCGATCATGCCCGCATTCAAAGCTATCTCTCTCACCAACCGCTCCCGCTCCGAAGCGGAGAATGGCTTCAATCACAAGCTGGAGGATTGGTCGCTCAGCGACTGGACCACGGCGCTGTGCGGCGAAGTCGGGGAGCTTGCCAATATCGTCAAGAAGCTCAACCGGGCGCGCGACGGTATCCCCGGAAACAAGGAGACGGAGGAAGAATTGCGCGAGGCGCTGGAAGATGAAATCGCGGACGTGTTCCTGTATCTGGACCTTATCGCACAGCGGGAAGGGATCAATTTGGAGCTTGCAATCGTCGCCAAGTTCAACGCCACTTCGCGAAAGATCGGCGCGCCGCACCGCCTCGCCATGAACAAGTCCTTCGATTGAGGGGAGGCGATGATGTCAACGCCTGAACGCCCGCCGCTCCGCCCGCCTCCGAAGGGCTGGAAGCTAACTGTGACGATGGGCGGGGAAACATTCTCCGTCTATTGCTCCCGCTACGAAATCCGCCAGCGGATGCTCTGCGCGGTCCTCAATGCCAAGCCTCTGTGAAAGAAGTATTGGCCCATCGTTGCGATCGAAGAAATGACTGTGGAGGAAATCGAATGACTAAGCACACACCGCCGCCTTGGACCGATGACAAGGACGAGCACGATGAGCCCTATCAACCAATTCGCATCCGGTCAGGCCATCATACGATTTGCACCATTTGGCTGGACGACGCGCCCGTGCCAGATTTCAATTGGGAGCAGGAGGCGAATGCCCTGCTGATCAAGGCAGCGCCGGACTTGCTGGAGGCGTTGAAGTGGTTCATTGATGACATCGACGGGACGCGCACGGTAATGGTCGAGTTCGATGCAGCCGTGGAGCGCGCCCGCGCCGCCATCGCGAAAGCGGAGGGCAAGGGATGACCGCCCGCGTCCGAACTGGCTACAGCTTCCGGGCAGCCGCGGGCGCGCTCCCGGAAGTGATGGCGCGCCTCAAGGCGTGCGGCTATCCCGCCGCACCAATCACCGATCGCGCCTCAACCTTCGGCTGGGTCCGGTGGAATGCGCTCTGTGAGAAGGAAGGCATGAAGCCGGTGTTCGGCGTGGAGCTAGCCGTCGCGGAGAGCTACGAAGAAAAGAAGCCAGCCACCGACTTCTGGACGTTCTTGGCAATCGATGACGTTGCGCCAATCAACCGTCTCATTTCCCTCGCCACCCAGCAATTCCGCTATCAGCCGATCATCACCTACGCCCAGGCGCTGGCCGCTAGTGGCGTCTTCAAGATCGCGGGACACCGATGTAAGCTAGACCTTATCGAGCCACAGGAGGGTCTGTTTTTTGGGCTTTCTCCGGCCAGCGTTCGCGGTCACATCGCTGTGGCGAAGGAGAAAGGCTTGCCGTTCGCAGCGGTGAGTGACAATGTCTATCCTACCGCGGAGGATCGTGCTTTCTATGAAGTCCTTTGCGGGCGCGGCGCTTCCACGCAATCGTATCCTCAGCACATTTTGGACGCGGGAGAGTGGTTGGCCGCGACGGCTCGCACCGGCCTGACGGAAGGAGAGCGCGTCGAAGCCCAGCAGAATTCGGTGGACATGCTCGCTTCCTGCAACGCCCGGCTGAAGCGCGCGGAGTTGGTGCGCCCGCCGCGCCCAAAGCCCTTGCGCGAGATGTGTGAGGACGGCGCGAAGGAGCTTGGCGTCAATTTGGACGATCCAATCTACAGCGCCCGGCTGGATCGCGAGCTCACGCTGATCGCGGAAAAGGAGTTTGAGGACTACTTCTATTTGGTGGCGGACGTTTGCCAGTGGGCCAGGAAGAAGATGGCCGTTGGTCCGGCGCGCGGTTCTTCCTGCGGATCGCTGGTGTGCTATCTTCTCCGGATCACGACGGTTGACCCGATCCCGCACGGCCTGATCTTTGAGCGGTTCATCGACATCAACCGCGCGGACCTTCCCGACATCGATATTGATTTCAGCGATCAGCAGCGCTCCATGGTCTTCGACTACATGCGGAAGGTGTATGGTCCGGAGCGGGTGGCGCGTCTCGGCACCGTCGCAATGTTCAAGGCGCGGAGCGCGATGGCGGAAGCCGCGGCAGCGCTAGACGTGCCGCGGTGGCGAGCGGAGAAGATCGCGGACGCGCTGGTTGATCGTTCTTCGGCAGACTCACGCGCGACCGATACGCTGGAAGACGCGCTGAATGGCTCTTCGGCGGGGCGGGAGCTTCTTGAGGAATTTCCTGAATTCATCATTGCCACCCGGATGGAAGGCCACCCGCGCCACTACAGCCAGCACGCCGCGGGCGTTGTGGTCGCTGACCGGGCGATCGAAGAATATGTGGCCGTTGACCATCGGACCGGCGCAGCCATGTGCGATAAGTACGACGCGGAAGGGCCGCTGAACCTTCTCAAAATCGACGCCTTGGGGCTGACGCAGCTTTCCGTCTTCGAAGACGCGCTGGAGATGGCGGGGATGACGATGGAGGAGCTTCAGGCCGTTCCGATCGACGACCAAGCAGCCTTCGACGTTCTAAACCGCAAAGAGTTCTCTGGCATCTTCCAGTGGAACGGGAATGCCTTGCAATCGCTCACCGGCCAGATAAAGGTTGATCGCTTCGACGACATAGTCGCGATCTCTGCTCTCGCCAGACCCGGCCCACTGGCCACAGGAGGCTCGGGCCAGTGGGCAAGAAGGCGCAGCGGGGGAGAGGCTCCTGCTGCGCTTCACCCGCTTCTCGGTGAGCTCACGAAGGAAACCTACGGCGTCGTGGTCTATCAGGAGCAGGTCATGAGGGTCGTTCGGGAAATGGGCGGGCTCTCCTGGGAAGACACAAGCTTGATCAGAAAGGCGATGTCACGACGGCTCGGGAATGAATTCTTTGAGCAGTTCAAGCAAAGATTTGTCCAGGGCGCTTCAGCGCATGGGGTGGAGAGGGCGACTGCAGCCGAGATTTGGGACCAGATCAACACCTTCGGCTCATGGGCGTTTAACAAGTCCCACGCGGTCGCTTACGGCTATATCAGCTATTGGTGCTGCTGGCTCAAGGCTCATTTTCCGTTTGAGTTCGCCGCAGCCACATTGACCCACGAAACCGATCCCCAGCGGCAAATTGAACTGCTGCGCGAGATGGCCTCGGAAGGTTACGATTATGTTCCGGTTGATCCGGAGCTTTCCACCGACGTGTGGACAGCGGGCGTCCGGAATGGCAAGCGCGTCCTGATTGGGCCGCTGTCGAATGTCAAAGGGATTGGCCCAAAGTTGGTCAACAGCATAATCGGCGCGCGGAAGCGGGGAGAGCCCTTGCCGCCGCGGACAGAGAAACTGCTGAAAGACCCGAAAACGGACATCGACAGCTTGTGGCCTGTGCGAGACGCAATAGCGAAAATAATGCCAGACCCTCTCGCGCGAAACATCGTCACCCAACCAACGCCAATCTCTGAAGCGCGAGGAGACGATGTCATGGTCTGGGCCGTTCCTATCAAGATAAACCCGCGAAACGAAAATGAAGAAGTGAATGTTGCAAAGCGAGGAGGACAAAGAATTGCTGACGGAAAAGAAGAATTTCTTCAGCTGAGAGTGATGGACGACACTGGCACTGTGCTCGCGAAAGTCAACCGCTTCAACTATGATCGCGCGGGCAGGCAAATCGTCGACAAAGGCAGACCAGGCAAGTCTATCTGGGCACTAAAAGGAAAGATGTTCGAGATGGATGGAGACTTTAGAATTCTTTCCATCAAACAAGCGCGATACATCGGCGATCTTGATGAGGCAAAATCATGACTGAGCGAATTAGCTCCCTTACAGACATAACGGCAGTCCGCGACTACCTGGCCCGCGTGGGCGCTGAACCAAGATCGCTGAAGACGGCGGTTGTGCGCGAGACGATCGGCAATTACTGGAACGATGTTGCGGTCATCCGCTTCAGCGCGACGGGTGAAATCAGCTGTTCTTCGCTGGAGCACTCCCCGACGGAGTTAGAGCAGGCGACGATCATGGACGCATGGGCTCGCGTCGAGTTCCCGCGGATCAAGCGCCTCTCCCGGATCATCAATCCGCCTCCCATGATGAGGAGCGCGGCGGAGCGCGACATATTCGAGTTCCGGACGGTCGATGGCCGCGAGATTATCATGGTTCAGGTGCGGATCGAAAGGGAAGGCGAAGACGGCGCGCTGGCCAAGAATTATGTGCCTTGGACGTATTGGGATGATGACGTTTGGCGCATGTGCGAGCCGGATGGCGAGTTGCCGCTTTATGGCATCGATCAGCTACCGGCTCACCGCACGGTGTTCATCCACGAAGGCGCGAAGGCGGCAGCTTATTGCCGGTGGCTGGTGGAGGGCGCGACGAAGGAGGCGCGCGACGCGCGGGCGGCACATCCCTGGGGGGAGGAACTTTCCGGGGCGGCGCACGTCGGGTGGATCGGCGGCGCGATGAACCCAAACAGGACGGATTGGAGCGTGCTGGCGAAGAACGGTGTGGAACGCGCCTACATCGTCGCGGACAATGATGAGCCGGGGCGCAGAGCGATCGCATCCATATCCCGCGCGATCCGCATCAAGGCGTTCTCCGTTGAATTCAATGACCGCTTCCCGGTGTCGTTCGATCTTGCGGACCCGTTCCCGGAAACGATGTTCAAGACGACGGAAGGGCGGCGCTTTTATGTTGGGCCGTCTATGCGCGCGCTCCTAAGTCCAGCCACCTGGGCCACCGACATGATCCCGAACCCGAATGGAAAGGGACGCCCGGTCGCGGCGCTTCGCGAGGGCTTCAAGGGAATGTGGGCGTATGTGGAGGAAGCGGACGCCTTCGTCTGCAAGGAGATGCCCGAAATCATGCGGACGGAGAGCGTCTTCAACAAGGTGGTTGCGGGCTTCTCCCACGTGAACGACACGGCCAAGCTCCTGGTAAAAGCGTACAAGGGGCGAACGGCTCGCATCTGCTACCGCCCGGACTACAAAGGACTGACGGTCGATTACCGCGGCGCGAACGCGATCAACACTCATGTTCCGACGACCATCAAGGCTATTCCCGGCGATCCGGAGCCCTTCCTGGAGTTCCTGCGGTATCTTTTCGTCAACCCGGAAGAAAGGCGGCAGGTTGAGCGGTGGTGCGCTACGCTTATTGCGCGCCCGGAAATCCGGATGGACTATGGACTGCTGCTGGTGAGCGAACGGCAGGGGATGGGCAAGACGACGCTGGGCGCGCATATCCTAGCGCCGCTGGTCGGGGAGCAGAATGCGGGCTATCCGTCCGAGAAGGACATTGGGAGCGATTTCAACGACTGGGTGGCCCACAAGCGCCTCGCGATCGTCAATGAAATCTATTCCGGATCGTCCTGGAAATCGTACCATGCGCTGAAGTCGATTATCACCGATCAGGACATCACGGTTAATCAGAAGTACGTGCGGCAGTACGTGATCGACAACTGGTGCCACGTGGTGGCCTGCTCGAATTCGATGCGCGCGCTCAAGATGGAGAACGATGACCGGCGTTGGTTCTATCCGGAAGTGACGGAAGTGCCTTGGCCGCGCAAGAAGTTCGCAGAGCTTCGCTCCTGGGCGCAGGGCGGCGGCTTGTCGATCGTCCGCTATTGGGCGGAGAACTATGGCGACTATGTGGCGCGAGGCGAGCGAGCGCCGATGACGGAGAGGAAGCGGGAGCTCATTGAGGGCTCGCGGTCCGAAGCCCAGCGGGAAGCGGCGGCGCTGGCGGAACAGTTGAAGGACCGGGGAACGCCCGGCGCGCTTCTGATCAAGGACGTTGTTGGCTGGGCCAAAAGCGCGGTCCAGGGGCGCGTTCATGATAGCGATTACGAAATCCGCCGCGTGATGATGGATTGCGGCCTGCACTGTTGGAGCAAACGGATCAAGGTGCACGGGCACATGCAATATGCGTTGATTAACGACGCTTTGATGGACCTGGCCCAGCGGGCGGAAGACCCGCTGGGCGAAATCCGGAAGCACGTGGTTAAAGCGTCTTCCCTGATGGAAAGTGAGATGTGAGATGAAATACCCTTATCTGCAGGACAAGCGCCGCGATCCCCCAAAGGCGCATCCCGTTCAATGGGTTGAAGCCGGGTATGGCTACCGGCGCGTAGTCACTTACGATCGGGAAGCGCGCCACGTCACGATAGTCGAAATGACGGACGATGGGCCGCGGCGCGTGGATAGTGCGAAAGACGTTCCCGCGGCTAAGCGAATGATCCGGAGGCTGGTTGAAGAAAGGAAGGCGAAATGGCCACCGGCCATGATCGCGCGGAAGGAGCAGCAGGTGGCGGAAAGCAGGCAAGGAGTGCTGTTTTAATGAGCTCTCCGTATCATGCATTGCTGCGGAAGCAGAAAGCGGAGCGGCTGGAATTCGTGCGGCGGGCTTTGGTGGCGAACGACGGGAATGTTGGCGCAACGGCGCGGCAGATAGGCGTAAGCCCGAACGCGATCGAAGAAGCTCGCGACCTGCATGGGTGGGAAGTTCCGCGGCTGCGGCGTGGGCGTCCGAAAAAAGAAGCAACTTGGAGTTGGAAAGATGTGTGCGATGACGAATAGGATTTTCGGCAGCGAGCAAGATGTCCGTCGCTGGGCGTGGGGCAACCTGATGGGCGAAAAGTGGTGGATCGAGAATAAGAGTGGCGGCTCTTTCGGCTTTACCGATCTGGTGATTGCGCACGATGGCGTCTCCGGAATGATCGAATTGAAGCTGGGCGAGTGGTCAACGGAAAAGAGCGGCTTCGGCATAAAGTTCTCCATCCGGGCGGCGCAGCTTGGGACGCTTCGCGCGCTGGCGAGGGAGAGAGTGCCCAGCGGCGTTCTGGTTGGGATCGCGGGAACGGATGGAGCGGCGTTTGTCCGCGTTGACGACATCGAGGTTATTGAGCGGAAGACGAAAGGCGTCCGCCGAACGGTCCGGAAGGTGTTGCCGGTGGCCGCGCGGCGGTGGGTGATGGTTGACGCGGGAAGCGACATTTTGAGGATCGCGCGGGCGGACGATATTGTCGCGCCGACGAGAAAACAATGACTTAACTGGCTCCAAGCTCTCTTTTTTCGTGGTTTTGTATTGTTGGTGAGAGAGAAAGAGAGAGAGAAGTAGTCTATAGAGTTGTGGAAAATGGCGAAAAAAACGAACTTGGAGCCTGATCGGCTAAAGTTAAAATGGTGTTTCCTTTCTGGGCGAAATCGACGATAATGCGCGCTGAAGGAGACGGACGATGGCTGCGCCGAAAGGCAATCAATACTGGAAGTTGGCGAAGAAGGCGCTTGGGAAGCCGCGCGCTTATCCGACGCCGGAAAGCCTTTGGGAGAAGGCGCTGGAGTATTTCCAGTGGGCGGAGGAAAACCCGCTGTATGAAGTCAAGCTGGTCGTTTGGCAAGGCGTCGCGACGCAGGAAGAAATTCCAAAGGTGCGCGCGTTCACTCTCTCTGGCTTGCGGCTCTTTCTCGGCATTGGCGCAGAGACCTATCAAGGGTACCGAAATCGGCAAGAATATGCAGTTGTCATAAGCATGATTGAAGAAACGATCCGGACCCAGAAGTTTGAGCACGCAGCCGCAGACCTTTTGAACCCAAACATTATCGCGCGCGACCTTGGACTCAAGGATGGGATCGATCACTCCAGCAACGATGGCTCGATGACGCCCAAGCCCGCGATCGACGTGACGAAGCTCTCCACCGCCGCTCTGGCCGAAATCGCAGCATTGTCCGATGAAGCTGGACCAAGCGACGATTAGCGCTGCGAAGCGCGAGCTTTACCGCCGCGACTTCCGCGCCTACATCCCTGCTGCTTGGCCCAGTGTTGTCCCTGATCCGTTTCAGGGCAATTGGCACATTGACGCAATGGCAGAGCACTTCCAGGCCGTTGCGGAAGGCCACATCAATCGGCTGGTTATAAATGTGCCTCCCGGTTCCAGCAAATCGACGGTTGCCAACGTGCTGTTCCCCTCCTGGCTCTGGGGGCCGTTTGGCGATCCCAAGCACAAGTTCATTGGCGCGGCGCACGAACAAGGCCTGGCGATCCGCGACAACCGTCTTATGCGCGAGCTCATCCTTTCTCCCTGGTACCAGGACTTGTGGCCGATCGCGCTTCAAGGCGACCAGAATGAGAAGCTGTATTTCGAGAACCAACACAGAGGCTTTCGGCAGGCGTGCGCTGTTGCGTCGATGACCGGGCGTCGTGGCCATACCGTGGTTTGGGACGATCCGCTTTCCCCGGAAAAGGCCCATTATGAGACGACGCGCGAAACAGCCATCCGCGTCTTGCGCGAAACGCTCCCGCTTCGGCTCAATGATCCAAAGACATCGGCCATTATCATCATTATGCAGCGCCTCCATCAGAATGACCCAACCGGCTTCGTTATTGAGCAGGAATTCGGCTATGAGCACTTGATGATCCCGATGGAGTTCGAGCCGGAGCGCAAATGTTACACGTCCATCGGCTGGGAAGACCCGCGCGCGGAGCCTGGTGAGCTTATGTTCCCCGATCGCTTCCCGCGGGAAGTCGTTGAGCGCGACAAGAAGGTGCTTGGTGAATATGGCTACGCGGGACAGATGCAACAACGCCCGGCTCCGCGCGGGGGCGGAATGTTCCCGGTGGATCGCTTCCAGATCATTGAGCACGCGCCCGCGGCCAGCCAGGTCAAGAAGACGGTCCGCTATTGGGACAAGGCAGGCACAGCGGGCGGTGGCGCGCGGACCGCGGGTGTTAAGATGAGCTTGCTGAAGGACGGGCGCTATTTCGTCGAAGACGTGCGCGTTGGGCAGTGGGGCGCGTTGGATCGGGAGCGGCGCATAAAGCAGACTGCCGAAATTGACGGCAAACTTGTCAAGGTTTACATCGAGCAGGAGCCAGGGAGCGGCGGCAAGGAGAGCGCTGAGGCGACGATCCGCAATCTAGCGGGATGGTCAGTGAAAGCGGACAAGGTGACGGGCAACAAGGAGCTTCGCGCCGATCCATACGCCTCCCAGGTCCAAGGCGAGAACGTCCTTCTGTTGAGAGCGCCTTGGAACCAAGAATTTCTCGATGAGCACGAAGTGTTCCCGAACGGAACTTACATGGATCAAGTGGACGCGGCATCGGGGGCATTCGCCTTCCTTGCGCCGTCCAAGAAGAAAGCAGGAGCTTGGTGATGGCGTCTCCCCTTACAACACGCGCTAAGTTGGCCCAACAGGCAGGCATGCACTTCGGAGGCGATCGCGATTTGTATGAGACGATGGGCTATCCGCGCGTGCTCACCGTTGAGAAGATGACGGACGCCTACAAGCGGCAGGACATTGCTGGGCGCATCGTCGATGCTTTCCCGGACGCGACTTGGCGCGAGCCGCCCTTGATCAAGGGAGAGGATGCCTTCGTCTCCGCTTGGGAGAAGTTGGACAAGGACCGCCAAGTGCTGGCGGCGTTTCACCGGCTGGATCGGCTTGTCGGCCTGGGACATTATGGCGTCCTTTTCTTGGGCTTGAGCGGCGGGGAAGACCCATCCCAGCCGGTGGGCCAAGGCGATCGCGATTTGCTGTTTGTTCAGCCGCACGGGGAGCGGACGGCGCAGGTTGCGGAATGGGAAGACGACATAACCAGCCCGCGCTATGGCTTGCCGAAAAAGTATAACATCACGACGGGCGTCAATTGGATTGGCTCCGGCTCAGGCCGCACAATGCTATCAGTCCACCACAGCCGGGTGATCCACGTCGCGGAGCGATCGCTTGAGCACGCTTCGATCGGCATCCCTCGCCTGGAGCGCGTTTTCAACCGGCTCATGGATCTGGACAAGATGGTCGGAGGCAATGCGGAAGTCTGGTGGCAGAATAGCGCGATGCTCCTGGCCTTCCTGGCGGATGCTGATGTGGACTTCGATCCGGATGAAGCGTCCACCATGGCCGATCAACTTGAAGAGCTTCAGCACGGCCTGCGCCGAATGCTTCGCCTTCGCGGCGTGACGCCTCAGCAGCTAGCGCCGGGCATGCAGGGCTCTGACTCATCAGCCGCTGTCGATAAGCTCTTGGACTTGATTGCGGGCGCAGTCGGCATGCCCAAGCGCATCCTGATTGGGAGCGAGCGCGGTGAGCTCTCCAGCGCCCAGGACGAAAACAACTGGGCCGCGCGGATCAAGGAGCGGCGCGAACAGTTCACAACCCCTTGCATCATCGAGCCCTTCTTCAACAAAGGCCAAGCAATTGGCTTCCTGCCAAGAGGCAGCTTCGAAGTGGATTGGCCAGCGGTCGATACGCTCGGCGATGAAGGGCGGGCGCGCGTTGCCGATATTCAAGCGAGCGCCATCCAGAAATACGTGAATTCTCCCGGCGCAGAATACATCATCGGCCCAGCCAAGTTCGCTACTGATGTCATGGGCTTCGATGAGCCGGAGCCGATCGAACTTGAAGAGCCGCTTCCGGAAGACGTCGAAGGCGACGCCTTCGACGCGGAGGAAGACGATGGCGTGTAGTTGTGGAACGATCCGGGTGATGGCCGATAACCGGACGGACCCAACGAAGACGACGCTGATCAGGAGGCGCTTTGAAGCGGAGGCATACAAGCGCTTTCGCCGCGTCAAGGGGCGCATCAACGACGTTGTGATCAAGCAGGATGGCTTTGGCTTGAAGCTGAACCAGCGCTTCGCATTCGAGCGTACTGACAAGAAGATCGAAGCCTTCATGGCCTGGCTAAAGCAGATGCAGCGTGATGAAATCCTGACCGTTCGCGAAGGCACGCCGCAAGCCGCCGCGGCTCGCCAGGCATGGACTTCCAAATATGTTGAAGCCGCCTATCAGAAGGGAGTGGCTTCCGCGGCAAACAATATCCGCCGATCGGGCGGGAAGGTTGAGCAGCGATGGGTTGATGCTGCTTTCCGGCGACCCATTCATGTTGACCGCGCTGGCCTCGCCTATATTCGGGCATACGATCAGCTGGAGGGAATAACGCAGGCAATGGACCAGCAGATTTCCCGCGCTCTCGCGCAAGGCTTGGCGGAAGGCATTGGGCCGCAGAAGATCGCGCAGAGGATGAATGAGCGCGTTGACAAAATTGGCATCACCCGCGCCCGGACGCTCGCGCGGACGGAAGTCGTTTCTGCTCACGCCCAGGCATCGCTGAACGCCTACGAAGAAGCAGGGATCGCGGGCGTTGAAGCGCAGGTGGAGTTTACGACGGCACAAGACGCTTCCGTTTGCCCCATCTGTGAAGGGCTGGAAGGGACTGTTTACACAAAGGAGGAAGCGCGCAGCATAATCCCCGTTCACCCGAATTGCCGTTGCGCATGGCTCCCTGTAATTGATGGAGCGTCCAATATTGACCTGCGGTGAAGAAAATACTTTCCTTTTGGCAGCAAATCCAGGATTATTGCCGCGGGAGATTGCCGGTGCACACATTTAAGTCGCACATAACTGCCAATGGCGAGAACGCTGTCCGCCGCGAAACATTCGACGGCGCGGAGCACCTGGTTGTGCCCGTCGTCATGATCGTCGATGGCGTCATGAATGAGGCGCTGGTGACTCATGAGGAATATGGCAAATATCCCGACGCCTGGAACGGGCGTCCAGTTCCGGTTCTCCACCCGACGATGAACGGCGCGCCGATCAGCGCGAACTATCCGGCAGTGATTCAATCCAAGGCTCTCGGCTACATCTTCAACACCTTCGTGGACGGCGATCGCTTGAAATCCGAAGCGTGGCTCAACATCGAAAAGTCGAAGCGCCTGGGCTATGACATGCTGCTTGACGCGCTAGCGGAAGGCGCGATGATCGAAGTGAGCACTGGCTATTATGCCGACGATGAGCCCGCCAGCGGGACATACAACGGCAAGACCTACAACATGATTCACCGCAATATCCGCCCGGACCACTTGGCCTTGCTTCCGGGGGAGATTGGCGCGTGTTCGGTGGCCGATGGATGCGGAACCCGTGTCAATTCGGAAAGGAGCAAGAGAGTGGACGTGAAAAGCGCGATCGAAACGCTTGCGCAGGCGCTGGGCTTGCGCGTTAACTGCAGTCCCAACGCGAAAGGACAGTGCGAAATGGACGCTTTTATGAAGAAGGCGGAACAGCTTGTCAATAACGGCAAGATGACCGCCGAACAGTTCGAGTTCCTGCAGAAGATGGACCCTGAGCAGCGGAAGATGACCCGCGCGCTGATGGACGCTTTCGAGGCAGGCGAGGGCTACGAAGAAAACATGCCGGGCGAAGAAGAAGACGACGACATGCCGACGATGGCGGAAGACGGTGAAGAGCCGGACGACATGGCCCGGAATTCCCGCGGCAAGAAAGGCTCCGGCAAGACGGAGAAGATTGCCGACCTGGAAGCCATCATCGCCAATCGCGTCCAGGAGGCTCTTGACCGGCACGACGCCATGAAGGCAATTCACGCGAACGGTGACAAGACCTTCACGGACGATGAGCTTGCGAAGATGCCCGTTTCCGTCCTCAAGAAGATGGCCAAGGCAATCCAGCCGCGCGACTATTCCGGCATGGGCGGCTTCGCCTCCAACGGGCGGGAAGAAGGCGCTGACCCTTCCCCGCTGCGCATCCACCGCGGTCTGCTGACCGTCGAGAAGAAGGACCGCTAACATGACCAGCGCAACGACCCCCAAGACCATCGTCCTTCAGGGTGACGGTCCGCAGCAGGAGGCACCCGTCACCAATGCGGCGATCACTCCCGGCATGCTTGTGACCCGGACAGCAGCCGGCGTCCGGCCCCACAACGTCGCGGGCGGCAGCGCCAGCACGCATTTTGCGATCGAAAACGACCTGGTTGGGCTCGACATCGATGACAACTATGCCGTCGGCAACAACTGTCGGTTCAAGACGCTTCCGCCTGGTTCGCACGTTTACGCGATCGTGCCCGCGGGTGCGGCGGCAATCACCGTTGGCGGCTTCCTTCAGTCGGACGGCGCTGGCGGCTTGATCGCGGCTGCCGCCAACGACGTGATCGTGGCCCAGGCGCTCGAAAGCGTTGACAATTCTGGGGGCGGCACCGCCGTCCGCATCAAGGCGGAGATCGTTCCCGCCCAGACCAGCACGCCTTAAAGGAGGGGTGAGAATGTTCGGAACCCAAATCGAAGCGTTCAACGCCTCTCCGCTATCGGGCGGCGAAAACGCGATCCTGGCCAAGCGCCCGTATGTCGCCACTTCCGGCAAGTATGCGGGACGGTCCGTTATTGCGGTAAACACCGGCCAGATGGACAACACCGGCCAGCCGATCTACACCGAAAGGCCGATCAACACCAACGCCACGCTCCGCAAGGATGAATGGATCAATTTGGAAGATCAGATCATCGAGGCGGCGCGCGAGCGGCTGGTCATCGTTGATGATCTTCGGTCCGCAGGCCTGACGTACAACGTCGGCGGGCTCGGCACGCTCATCAGCGAGTGGGAGACCGCGAGCGAGATGACGGACGCCTCCATCACGATGGACGGCAACAGCCAGGCCGATCGCGACCGGCAGGTGTTCGGTCTGGACGGCATCCCGATCCCGATCATCCAGAAGCCCTGGCAGATTGGCGAGCGGACGCTGCTGGCGAGCCGCACCCGCGGCTCCGCGCTGGACGTTACCATGGGCGCTGAAGCCGGTCGGGCGGTGGCTCGCGTGAGCGAGAGCCTGGTGTTCAATGGCTGGTCGCAAACGGTCCCCTCCGCGGGCAACACGTATCAGATTTACGGCCTGACCAACTTCCCCTCTCGCGAGACCATCACCATTTCGGACTGGTCCGATGACGTCAATGTGACGCCGGAGGAAATCCACGCCGAAATTCTGACGATGGTTCAGCAGATGGAGACGGACGCCCGGCACTTCGGCCCGTTCAATCTCTACATTCCGAAAGAATATTCTTTCCGCTTTCGGCAGGACTACAAGGCGTTCGGCACGGAGACGCTGATGGAGCGCGTTCTGGCGGACGGCGTGATCAAGGCGGTTCGTGTCTCCGACGTTCTGGCCGCAGCCAACGTCATCATGATCCAGATGTCGCGCTCTGTGATCGATCTGGCGTTTGCTGCCGATCTGAACACCGTCCAGTGGTCCAGCGGAGATGGTTGGGTCAACAACTTCCAGACTTTCGCGGCCTGGGCTCCCCGTCTCAAGAAGGACTACGACGGGCACTGCGGCATCATGCACGCGACGACGTAACGGGAGAGCGACATGAAGCTGAGAGTGAAAGCCGGACAGCGTCACGTCCGCATTGAGCGCGGGAGCGACGGAAAGCGCCGACGCGCTGCATACGAAGGCGGCGGAGAGTTCGACGGCTCTGAACAGGAGTTGGCGGCATTCTCTGACAAGCTGATCCGGGTGGAAGACGAAGGCGCGGAGCCCAAGCCTCCGATCCGGAAGCCAGCAAAGGCCAAGGCTGATGGCGATCAGCAAGCCTAGCGCCTCTGATGTCATCGATCTGACCGGAACAAGCCTTAGCACGGCCATCGTTTCGGCGCTGATCGATGACGCAGCGCTGCTGGCCGAAAATTGCATCGCGTCTCTTGATGCGACCCGGCAGGAAGCGATTGTCAAGTGGATCACCGCTCACCTGATCACGGCCAGGGACGGCGGCACGCTTACAAGTGAGAAGCTGGGAGACGCATCGGAGACGCGGTCAATTGGCCAGCTTGGGTCAGGACTTAACGGGACGATCTACGGCCAGCAGGCGTTGGCCCTAGACACGACGGGCTGCCTTTCCCGGCTTGGCCGCTCCAAGGCCACAATCGAGGTTGTGTGATGGCGATCCGTTCGCGACAGATGCACGAAGATGGAACTTACTGGCCGCCCAACGGCCAGGATGCCTATGGCAAGATCCAATTCAGCGCGCCCGTCGCGGTTAAGCTCCGCTGGCAGAACGTCAACACGCTGTTTCGGGACACACAGGCACGCGAAGTCGTCTCCGATGCAGTAGCGTATGTCAACGTCCAAGTTGCCACAGGCGGACGGCTCGCTGTGGGCTCGCTGGTTGATCCGGAAGATGGCAAGGAGATCAGAGCAGTTCACGAAAGCCCATCCTTGGATGGATCGGAAACGCTGGTAAAGGCGATGATGTGATGGGCGCGACGTTCGAAGGTCTGGATGAGATCAACGAAGGGTTGACGCGGCTCGCTGTGGGCTCGCGGGAAGCCGCCACGAAAGGCGCGTTCAAGGCTGGCTTGACGATCCAGCGTGATTCAATGGCGAATACGCCCGTTGAATACAACAATCTCCGTCCATCAGCCTACACTCGGCGCGAAGGGGATGGGGCTGTTGTCGGATACGATGCTGAATATGCCGTTTACGTCCATGAAAACATGGAGGCAAAACTAAAGGGAGAGCCGCGACCGTCTGGCCTTGGCACGTACTGGAACCCTGGCGGCCCAAAGTTTCTGGAGAATGCCGTCACGGAGAACCGGCAGACGGTCCTGGGCGATATTGCTGCGGAACTTGAGAAGGTGCTGCGCGGATGAATACGCCTGCTCAAGACACCGCGGTATATCTGGCCTCATTGGTTGGCTTCGGGGCGTTCGGCGGGGCAACCGATTGGTCCTTGTATGTTGGACGCGAGCCGCTGGAGCCGATCAACGTGATCACAGTCTACGATACGGGCGGCCAGCCTCCGGTCGGCAAGACAGGCGCGCAAGTCCGCTATACGACTGTTCAAGCCCGCATCCGCGCAAAAGAGTACGGAGAAGGCTGGCAGAAAGGCGATGACATTGTGCGCGCGCTGGTACTTAACACGGACCAAGCCACCGTTGGCGGGCGCAACGTCGCATGGAGCGCTACGACGGACGTGACTTTTATCGGGCGGAACGAAGCGGACTATGCGCTGTTCACCGTCAACTTCAACCTTATCCGAAGCCCTTCATAGGAGGCAACAATGGCCGCATCTTCCGGTCGCGATTTCCTGGTGCTCAAGAACGCGGTGGCGATCGCGAGCCTCACCGAAAATGGGATCAGCTTCGACGGCTCCCCGGTCGATATCACAAACAAAGACAGCGGCGGCTTTCGCGAACTTGCCGCCTTTGCGGGCGCGAAGGCCATCGACATTTCGGCCAGCGGCGTTCTCACTGACACGGTCATCCGCGATATCGCGCTGGCTCCCGCTGGCGCGCTGCTCCTGACGGACATCACCATCGAGTTCGCGGATGGATCGACGATCGCGGGTGATTTCTATCTCGCTTCCGTCGATTACACTGGCGCACACGACGGGGCAAACACCTACGATATGTCGCTGCAATCGTCCGGAGCATGGACGTTCTCCTAATGGGAAGGATGAAAGATGGCCCGCTTTCACTTTCAATGGGATGGGGTTGAATATCCCGTCCCGGAAAAAGGTTTTTTCGAGCTGGTTGAGCAAATAGAGGATCACATATCGATCCCCACGCTGCTCCAAATGACCACGACCGGCAACATCAATTTCAGTCGTCTGGCGCGCCCAGTCCACCTGCTGCTTCAGCATTGCGGTGTGCCGAACGCTCCGGACCTTCCACAGCTTCGCGAGGCGTTGCTTGCGGAAGGGCTCCAGCGTATGACGGATTTCGCGGAAGGGCGCGAACCAAGAAGCGGCCAGGGCATGGCCGTCGTCGAGCTCATCACGAAGGTGCTAATGGGCGATGCGCCTCTGAAGTTGCAGGAGGAAGAAGCAGAGCGCCCAAAAAAGGCCAAGCCCCATTCGTCAAATCGTGCTACCAAGTCGCGGTCGGCGAATGGGGGCTCAGCCCGTCCGAATTCTACTCGATGAAGCCACGGGAATTTTGGTGGCTGTATGAGTGGAAGACGCGGGAGCGGGATGGCAAGAAGCGCAAGAAGCCGCTAACGTCCGGAGATGTTCGGCGGCTGGTAAATAGGATGGAACAGCGGAATGTTGCCAGAGCTTAAAGTCAGAATTGTAGGCGACACCGGCCAGCTTGATTTGGCGCTCGATAACGTGCGCCAGAAGCTGTCCCGCGCCAAAGTCGCAACCGACAAGCTCGGCAATAGCCTGAAGAACTTTGGAGATGGCGCGAGCGCGCTAGGCAAGTCAATGCTTCCCGTCTCCGCGGCAATCGGCGGTGTTGGGGCGGCGTTGTTCGCGACGGCGAACGCGACGGCCAAGGCGGGCAACAGCATCGACAAGATGTCCCAGAGCGCCGGTCTTTCCGCGGAAAGCCTCCAAGAAATGCGCTTCGCGATAGGCCAGATCTCCGACGTGAGCCAAGACCAGTTCGACAAGGCCATGCTCCAGCTTTCGCGGCGCATCGGTGAAGCGGCGAACGGCAGCAAGTCGATGGTTGAGGCGTTCGAGGCTGTTGGCTTTTCCCAAGAGGAAATCGCGGAAGGCTCGATCACGACGGAACAAGCCTTCCTGGCGTTGGCGCGGGCGTCCGGTCAGTTCGCCAGCGATGCGGAAGCCTCCGCGGTCGCGGGAAAGCTCTTGGGCGAAGAAGCCGGGCGGCTTGGCCCGATCCTGCGCAAGAATGGCGGAGACATAGAAGCCCTTCGCGCGCGGGCGCAGGAGCTAGGGATTGTGCTGGGTGACGACGCAGTGGCAGCAGCTGCGGCGTATACCGATAAGATGGATGAGCTCGGACGCCAGACCGGCGCGCTTCGTGATCAAATCGGCGCAGCCATGCTCCCTGTCATGGTGTCGCTCGCGGCGACGATCCAGGAAGACGTTCTGCCCGCCTTGCAGCAGATGGGCTCTTTTATCTCCGACGCCATCAATTGGTTCGGCCAGCTTCCTGGTCCGGTTCAGGAGGTCGCGGGCGTCATTGCTGCGGCGCTCGGTGTAGGCGGACCCATTTTGATTGCGGTCGGAGCGTTCGCGAAAGTCCTTGGTGGGTTGGTCCTGGCTACCGGGCCAATCGGTCTTTTCATCGCTGCTGCATCGCTGGCTGTGGCCGCATGGGTGACGTGGGGAGACGAAATCAAGGCGCTGCTTGCGGACGTTGGCGCATTTTTCACGGACACGTTCAACGGCATGTTGACGCTCTTCCAGAACTTGCCGGAGCAGTTCCGCACGCTCGCGCTAGACATCTTTACCGGCCTGAAGGAAGGCTTGGTGAACGCTTGGGAGGAATTAGACATTCCCGGCCTGATGGGCGAGATGGCGTCTAGCGTCGGAGGCGCGTTCAAGAGCCTGCTTGGGATCGAAAGCCCGTCAACCGTCTTCTATCAGTTCGGTGTGGACATCGCACAAGGCCTGCGGAACGGCATCACGGATAGCCTTGGGATGGTAAAAGGGGCGGTGTCCGAAACAAGCAAGGTGACGCAAGACACCGCATTGGACATGGCCAGCGGCGTCGTAAGCGCGATGGGCACAATGTTCAAGGGCTCCAAGCCAATCGCCATCGCACAGTCGCTCATCAACACGTATCAGGGCATCACAGAAGCGCTTAAGCTCCCCTTCCCTTCCAACATTGCTGCGGCGGCAGTTGTGGCGGCAAAAGGCTTCGCGGCTGTGGCCAGCATCGTATCTACGAAGCCGGGCAGCGGCTCGTCCCCTTCCGGCGCATCGGCTGGCGGTTCCGGCGCGCAGGGCGGCGCGGCTCCCGCGCCCGTCCAGCAGCGCGAAGTCTTCATCAATATGGAGGGCGGCGATGACGCAATGTTCAGCGGGAAGCAGGTCCGTAGTCTGATCCGCGCGATCAACGATGAATTGGACGGCGGGATGAGGATCGCAACCGCATGACGACATCGATCACTGCCGGATATATCGCTGCTTCTCCGGTGCCGATCTGGCACACGCGGATTATGTACGATCAGATCGCGCGGCGCGCGGGCGCGGCTGTTTCCGCTTCTGGCACTGCTTCCGGCGCGGTCCTGGAAGCGCCGGTCAATGACCAGACTTTTGAGTGGTGGGAGGCGAGCGCGCTTCCCGGCCATTGGGTTGTGGACGCGGGCGCGGCGGTTGAGTGCGATTGCGTATGCGTCGCGGCACACGACATCGGCACTCAAGGGGCAACGGCCTTCGTCCAGCACAGTTCGGACGGGATCGCGTGGACCACGATTTCTGCTGCGGTTGCTCCGTCCGACGACAAGCCAATCATGTTCCTTTTCGCGCCCACGACGGCGCGTTATTGGCGGCTGCGGATTACCGGCACGACACCGCCCAAGATTTGTGTGATCTATATCGGGAAGGCGCTGGCGATGCCGCAGCCGGTGAACTGGCTCGGTCATTCTCCGGCACTATTCAACGCCAACATAACCAAGCGTCCAAGCACGAGCGATCGCGGCCAGCGCCTCGGAACAACCATCATTCGCGGCGGCCTCGAAGCAAGCTATGAAGTGGACCATCTGAATGAGCTCTGGGCCCGCAACACGTTCCAGACGTTTACGCAAGCCGCGTGGCGCTACGGCTATTTCGTTTCCTGGCGTCCGGAGGACTTCCCCGATGAAGTTTTGTTTGGCTGGACGGAACAGCCCATCACGCTCGATAATTCGCTAGGCGGGACACGCCCGCGCGACGGCGCGACGGTAAGCGATGGCCGGAAGATGTCTTGTTCCTGGTCGCTTCAGGCGCACGGCGGTTATGAGTCCGGCATTGTTCCGTGGGGCGCGACATGAGTACCGCCACAACCCCAGGCCGCGAGCCGGTCCTCATTGTCGAGATCGAATGGGACCAGTGCACGCTCACTTACGGCTCCGCACCGTGCGCCGCTGTGCTTGGGACGACGGGACCGGCCAAGTGCTACAATACGCGAGCGACTTGCCAGGATGGCGCGAACTACGCCCGCGGGACGTTCACGCAGCGTTATTGTAGGCCGCAGGACGGCGTGCCGCTCTCTTGGGGCTGCATTCCTTCGCTGTTATCCGTTTCCACAGTGCCGACGATCTTGAACCCTGGCGGCGGCGATCGGAACAGCGGGCCCTTCGGGAACCGCGCAACCGTTCGCGCTGTATTCAAAGACCATCCCCATTCAGGCGCGGGCGTTGATCCTTATCGCGCTGAGCGGATTTCCGGGGCGGCGCAGGCGTCCGGCATCGGCCATGATCCGTTCGAGCGCGGCACTTATTGGACCAAACAGCTTGCGCGCGCTCCGTATTGGATCAACCGCAAAATCACGGTGTATGAAGGCTATTCGGGGCAGGCGCTGGCATCTATGCCCAAGCGCGTCTACTTCATAACCGACATCAGCGGTCCAACGGAACAAGGGCGCGTCGTCGTAAAAGCGGAAGACGTTCTTGGACAGGCCAGCCGGAAGAACGCCTTGGCCCCGGCGAAGACGGAAGGCGTGCTGCGCGATGACATTTCCGACGCAGCAACATCCTTCGTTGTCGTCGATTACCGAAACGCGAGCGACTACCCGACGGGAGGCGGCACAGTCAGGATTGGCGATGAGCTCATCCAGTACGCTGCCGCGAGCGTCAACGCAACGCTAGGGGAAATCACCTTCACAGGTCTGACGCGCGGGAGCGACCGGACGGAAGCCAGCGACCACGACGCGGACGACAATGTTCAAATCTGTCTCCGCTATACGAACGAAGCCTGCTGGGACGTGGCTTACGATTTGCTTGTGAATTATGCGGGCATGGACCCAAGCTTCATCAATCTTCCAGCATGGACCGCGGAAGGAGAGCAGTGGTTGCGGACCTTCCGGGTGACGACGCTGATTGTGGAGCCGGAAGGCGTCGAAGACCTTGCGGGCGAGCTTATGGAGCAATGCCTGTTCTTTATCTGGTGGTGCGAGTGCGGGCAAGAAATCAAGTTCAGCGCCTTCCGCCCGCCCTTCGAGGCAGTCACAGACATCGACGATTACCGCAACATTAAGGAAGGTTCTTGGAGCTATCAGCGCGACATGGGCCAGCGGATAAGCCAACTGTGGATATACTACGGCGTCAAAGACTGGCTCGGCTCCCTTAACGATCCGTTGAACTTTAATACGTCTCGTGTTCGCATCAACCCCTCTTTGGAAGCAGACGACTTTTACGGACAACCGCAGGTGCGCCGCATCTATAGCCGGTGGCTGGTCGGAGGCAGCCAGGCGCTTGTTCTTGGCGCAAGGTTGATGCAGCGCTATCAAGACGGCGCGTTGTATTTCAACGTCAGCGTGGACGCGAAGGAAAAGCCGCTTTGGACTGGTGACTCAGTGCGCGCGATTAACCGCGGCAAGGTGGACTTCGACGGGAACCCGGAACAGACCCTGTGGCAGATTATTTCGGCGGAGGAAACGCAACCAGGCGAAACGGTCGCCTACAAAATGTTGCGCTTCCAATTTGACGGGCGCTACGGTCAGATCATGCCAAATACTGCGCCTGTCTACGGCAGCGCCAGCGACCTCGAAAAAGCGGCGGGTGCGTTCTTTGCGGAGAACGATGCCAGCAACTTCCCCGATGGAACGGAGCCATACAGGTTTGTCTGATGCAAAATATAGACGACAAAGAAATCCCAGCCGTTTCTGTGGCCTGCCCTGCGGCTTTCGCGAATGTTTCCGTTCGGGATACCTGCACACAGTGCCGTTTTTTCTGCGCGGTGGCCAATATTAATCCAGATCCAAGGCTCCCATGGGCGCAGGCGCATAACGTCTTGTGTAGCTTTCCGCGGAGGCTGCCGGTGAGTGATTTCATCGGCCCGGACGAAGCCCTAGAGGCGATCGACAAGAAGGCGAAGACTTATGGCAACATACGTTGAAATCCTGGACGCGGAAATCGAGCCTGAAGCGCCGATTATTTCGAGTCTCGGCTATCGTTGGCGCGACAACCCGATCGCCATTGCGCAGGGCGTAAGCGGCGCGGACGTTGTTGCCGCGGGCTGGCACCCGTACGACAAGCTCAGCGTCGGAGACAGTAACGATGGCACATTCTATGACGCGGCCATTGACGGCTCCGTCGCTTCCGTCGCCTCTCCGGCGTTCGAGGATGGCTATGAATATGCGGTGCTTGTGGAAGGGATCGGGAGCGCCAGCACAACGACGTTCGACGCCCGGCTTTACACCGACACGAGCGCCACATGGGGTGCGTGGATCGCTCTGACGGGAGCAATCCCCTTCACGATCGCAGCCAACAGACCTGTGGGCTTCGTCCAAATCCCATTGCCGCGTTTCGCACAGTATTACCACAGTGCGCCAACGCAGCTTGGCAACACAAGCGGGAATATCGGCATAGCCAATCCCGTTGTGACGCGCGCGGCGCGGGAGACTGTTGGCGGCATCGAGTTCCGCACGAATGGCACATTCATTTCCAGCGGGAAACTGAAGCTGCTCCGTCGCAGGGAATACACTTCCGCATGAGCCGCCATCTAACCTTTGACCGATCTGGACGGAAGATGATTGTTGCCGATACGCCCGCGAGCGTAAGCGCCGATGAGCTCCGCGCCTTGGCTCTTTCCGCGGAAAGGAAAGGGATGGTTTGTTCTCCAGCGCAAATCCGGTTAGCGCTGTTTCGGGCGGGGAAGTTGGCGGAGGCGGAGGCGATCGCGGCATCGAATGCTGAGGCACAGATTGTATGGGAGCGCGCCATAGTAATCGAACGTACAAGCCCCTTTATAGAAGCGTTAAAAGGCGGCACGTTTACAGATGAGGCTATTGACGATCTTTTCCGCACCGCAATGGAGATAGCGTTATGATTTCCGCAGAAGAAGAACAAAGACTTCGCGACAAGGTCGCCAACCTGAACGAGCGCTGCGCCCGTCTTGAGTCAGAAATCGCGCGGGACAAAGACGTTGTCGCCAAAGCGCGGTCGGAACTGGAAGAAGTCGCGCAAGAAAAGAAACAACACGAAAGGGCGCGCGGGGAGCTATTGCGATTGAAAAACGCCTTTGCAAAAGCAACTGCTGATCTGGCTGCCTTGAAGGAAGAATTGGGCCGCGCTCGATCGGCGGTGGATGCTGAGGCGACAGCGGCGCGCAAGTGGAAGCAGAAATGGCTAGACGCTGCGGAGGCGCAAAAGAAACAGCTTTCCGCGACGCAGCAAAGAAGCGATAATCTGGCCAAGGAATTGGAAACTGTCAAGGAGGCTGCCAGGCAGCAGAAGGAGCGTGCCTTAGTGCTAGAACGAAAGGCCAATGAGGCAACACAGACGATTGCTGCGATACGAAAGGCCGTTGAGTAAATGCCTGTGATTAGCGAAGAAGTTGTGCTCCAATATAATCCTCCAACGCCTATCTTGTGCTTGGACGCTGTAATGATCCGGGAAATCGAGTTGGACGCGATTTGGGAGCAGTGCGATGAATAACTACATACGCCGCGACGCTCATCACATCGTTGTTTTTCAAGGCGACGATTTGCGCCTTCTCTGCACCGTTCGAGACCAGCATGGCGCGCTCATCGACATAAGCGGTGCGACGGAGGTTGAATGGAACGTCTCCGAAGACGCGGGCGGCGCAGCAGTTATCACCAAGACGTTAGGCTCAGGCACAGCGCTTACCAGTCCAACGGGCTTCTTGATTGATGTCCTCTCCGCGGATACCGCTGGGCTGTCCAAGACCGTTTACTGGCCGGGGCTTGTGGCTGCGGCTCGCGTACCAACAGACGCTCGCGCGATCGATAACAGCTATTATCACCAGTGCGTCGTCACCGCCGCTAGCGGGAAGAAATACACCGCCTTGGCTGGCCGTCTATTCGTTCGCAGGAGCACCTTGTGATGAGACTACACGTCTGGCAGCGCTCATTGGTGACGGAAGAAGGCGACGTTATACCTTCTGCGCAGGTCGAAGTCTTACTGGCAGGAACAACAAGTCATGCCGCGCTATTCCAAGATGCGGCTGGAGCCACGCCCCTCACCAACCCATTCAACGCGACAGCTCAGGGTTTTGCGAAATTTTATGTCGCGCGCGGAAGCTACGACATCGTGGCGTCCGGTGCTGGAAGCTCCATCACTTGGAGCGATGTGGACATTGGCGGGCCTGTCTTGGTGCAGCATTTTGGCGCTGTCGGCGACGGAGTTACGGATGATCGGGCGGCGTTTGTGGCTGCGGATG